CTCGGAGGCAATTTTCGAGCAATCTCGCTGGATCCAGAGCGGCATCATTCAGCGTAATGCTGCCCTGGACGCCCGCGCCGGCGGCACCCGCGTGCGCGTGCCTTTCTTTGACCCCATCGCCCCGACTGAGACCCAAATCCTCAGCAACAGCACCTGGGGCGGCGGTGGCGGCTACCTGGTGCCGGCAAACGTGACTGCCGACGAGCAGATCATGACGATCCTGCACCGCGGCTTCGCATACGCAGCCGACGACCTCAGCAAGCTCGGCACTGGTTCCGATCCCCTGAGCCACGTCCGTGACCAGCTGACCGCTGCGATCAACAAGCTGAAGACCGCCACCCTGTCCAACCACCTGCTGGGCTTGTTCGGTGGCATCAGCGGCAACGGCGTCCTCGGCCCCAACCAGACCGACAAAACTTCGACCACCACCCCTGGCGAGTCGAACTACCTGACGGTTACCAACGTGGTGGCCGCCAAGTCTGTGCTGGGTGAGCGCGGCGACGAGATGGATAGCATCGCTATGCACTCGAACGTTGCCTACTACCTGCAGCAGGTGGGCATGCTGACCTTCAGCACCTCTGCACTGGCAGCCTCCGGCGCCGTGACCTGGGGCGCAGGCGGCGTGGGCGTCCGTTCGACCGACGTGCCTTTCTTCGCAGGCATGCGCGTCGTAATCGACGACCAGCTGACCTACCTGACCGGCGGCACCACCGGCCAAGTGGTGAAGTACCCGGTCTACCTGTTCCGCTCGGGCGTCGTCTCCGAGGGCATCCAACAGGATCTCCGCCTCGCTGCAGACCGCAACATCCTGTCCATGCAGGACGTGCTGGCAGTGGACTACCACTACGGCTACCACGTGACTGGCACGAAGTGGGCCGCCTCCGGCGACAACCCCACCAACGCTGCCACCACCGGCAACCTGGCCAACACCGCCAGCTGGAACCTGGTGTTCAGCACCACCAAGATGGTCCCCGTGGCCCGTCTGCTGGTGAACACCCCGTTCGACACCACCGTATATTGATCCGTATCAAACGGACGGCAAGGCCCCCTTCCGGGGGCCTTTTTTATGTCAATCCTCAATCCCCAAGCGAATCTTCTCCTGCACCTCGAACACCACAGGCGTATTCATCACACTCTTATACGACTGCAAAATCAACTGGTTCAGCACGTCATAACTCACCTCAAGTTTCTCGCGAATTTGAGTCAGATCAAAACCCTCTTGTTCACGAAGCCGCTTAACTTCGAGTGCAACATCCTCAAGTTTGCGAATTTTCTTGCCTGGCAATGCAGGATTTTCTTTGGGTGCTGCAGGCTTTACGCTGCCTTCAGCATCAGAAGACTTACGAATCGGCATGAAACTGGTACGTCTCTACGTTGCACAGAATAATCGCCGCTGGCATGAGGACATCCCATATGGCGATCACCTAGAACGCAGCGCCGAACTCCAGATGGATGGAGCGACGATATACCACGCATCGATGTTGCAACCACTAGCAAAAACATCGACACGACGCATAAGGGCTAAACTCGGAAAAAGAGCGTATTAACTGTGGCCGCGACTATTGATGCCACTCTGCAGGGCGCGTCGGCCAACAGCTACGTGACGCTGGCGGAAGCAGACACGTATTTCGAGACCGTCCCAGATTCCTTGACCTGGGTCAACAAAAGCGACGACCAAAAAACCCGCGCCCTACTTTCGGCCACGCGCTGGATCGACGCGCTGAGCTTTTACGGCAACCGCTGCACCGAAACCCAAGCCTTGAAGTGGCCCCGCAAGGACTACAAGGTTGACGGCATCAAGCTTGCCTGCACGCTAATTCCCCAAGGCATCAAGGTCGCCACCTACGAGCTTGCCCGCGCCTTCGCCAACGACCCCGACGCCATCACTGGAACAACCGGCATCACGGGCCTCTACGACGAAGTAGAGATCGGCGAACTCAAGGTCAAGTACAAAGACAGCTCCACCACCCCCGGCCTAGTCAACAACATCTTTGACCTCTACCCGTGGCTGCAGACCTACCTAGGCCCCTACTGCCTAGGCGGCGCCACAAACTACGCCGTCCGCCTATTCCGAGGTTGACATGGGCCTAATCGACTCCACATTCGCCTCAATTCCAAATTCTCTGATGCCTGTGTGGGGCCAAGACCTCACCTACATCAAAACCACAACGCCACGCACCTACGACCCAGCCACCGGCGAAATCACTGGATCAGATACCGAAGTCAGCTTCAAGGGCGTCATCCTCCGCCTCACACCGCGCGAATCCGAAGGCCTTTACCAATCCACCGACCTAAAAATCATCCTCGGCACCACCGAGCTTGGAACTTACTATCCAAGCGAGGCTGACCGCATCAAATACACCCAAGACGGCGCCACCCGCGAGGCAAAAATCATCTCAATCACGACCTATCGTGGCGACAACCCGGTCTACCACTCCCTAATTGTGAGGCCCCAGTAATGGCCAAAAGAGACATCAAATTCCTGGTAAACGACATCAAAGAAGCGACAGTCGCTGCTGCGCAGGACGCAGCAGTCGAAATCATGAATTCTCTGTCCGAGCGAGGTCCCATTTGGACAGGTAAATTCTCCTCCGCTTGGTACGCACTCCCTTCTGGTACGCAGCCCGGCGGCCATCGCAGTGAAGGCCGTCAATACGTGTACGACCGCCGCAACGTACCAAAAACAAGATTTACAGCAGGCACTTTGTACCGCATTGTCAACGGCATGGATTACGCCGATCAAGCGCAAGATCTAGTCGAATACGAATACCCAGAAGACAAGCTTTTGACAGGCACTATCAAGCCTAATCGTCTTGAGTACGGAGTCCGCCCAGAAGGAGGCCGTCGCGGCGAACTACAAGACGGCGCAAAACGAAACCGCAGCACAGCTCCACTTGACTGGTACGTGACCTACATAAACGGCGGAGCACTCAAAAAAGATCTAGGAGAGGGCGCCAAAAAAGGCTTTGGTACATTTAAACCTAAAGGATTCGGTTGATGAACTACCAAGCTATCCGCGCTGCGGTCGAAGGTCCCCTACTAACCGCCTTTAACAACCTATCCCCAGCAGTCCCAGTCTATTTTGACAACATTACTGCCACGCCACCTAACACCACCACTGAATACGTTCGCGTCAATGTTACTTTCGGCATTACCAACGAGCCCACGCTTACGTCTAGCGTTGATAACGCGAGGGGCGCAGTTGTTATCCGCATTTTTACAGAAAAGGGGCGTGGTCCAGCCCGAAACCAAACCCTTCTAAACACCGCCGTAAATGTGCTCGAGACACTCAACAATTCCACCAAGAGCACCTCGGGCGTGTACTTTAAGATTGGAGAAATCAACGGTCCAACTTTCTCTGCCACAGAAAACGCTCCGCACTTTGTCGGACGCATTGACACGTCTTACGTTGCAACTGTGCTTGCGTAATAAAGGTAAAGAAGGGCGCTAACCTGTAATAAGCCGGGCAGTGCCCGCCCCAACGTCCATCTTGGTAAGCCAATGGCAACTACCGTACTGTCCGGCACGTCCGGCGCCCTCTACTACAAGCCCGCTGGAACCACCGGATCGTTCGGTGAATCCAACGTGAACACCGGCACTAACGAGATCACCGTCGCCCCCTACCTGAACTTCAAGGTAGGCGATCCCGTCAAGTTCAGCGTGATCAACAGCCAGACCGGCGGCTCTGGCACTGGCACCCTCCCCGCAGGCATCACCGCAGGCACCACCTATTACGTGATTGCCTATGCACCTGCCACTGGTGTGCTGCAGGTTTCCGCCACCGCAGGCGGCACAGCCGTGACCATCACCGACGATGGCACCGCTGTCATTCCCAACGAATTCCAAGTTGCCTACGCCGATTTCGCCGTTGTCGGCCAAGTCCGCGACTGGAGCTTCGAGATCAGCCGGGCCGAAATTGACGTAACGACCATCGGTCAAACCCCTGGTCAGTACGTCCCCTTCCGTAGCTACATCTCCGGTTTTGGCGACGGCAGCGGCACCGCCACTGCTTACATGACCAACGAAGAGCTTTCGCTCTCCAACCGCCTGGTGGAAGACGTGCTCCAGCGTCAACAGACTGGCGCTGCCTTCAAGCTGTACACCGATCGCGTGTTCAGCGGCGGCACCCTGGATGACACCCTGAGCCGCTCGATCGCATTCGATGCTGTGATCACGTCGGCCAGCATGAACGTCAATCCCGATGACGCCCAATCCGTGACGGTCAACTTCCGTCCCGCCGGCACCCCCACCTTCGACTTCGCCACCAGCTGATACATTGCTGACGCAAGTACATCCGCCCCAGTTTCGACTGGGGCTTTTTATTTCTAATGCGCTACATTAGAGCGAGACTATCAGGATTAAATGCCCGCCCCCACTCCAATGCGCCCGATCGATCGGTTGTGTAAGGCAGCCAATCTGGAACCTACAAAAAAGCAAGTGCTGCTTTCTGACGGCACCATTTTTGAGTTCTGGTCTAGCCCCCTTACTGCGGCCCAACGCGAACGCGCTCAAAGGAACGCAAAATCTGACGACGCCAACGCCTTTGCACTCCAGCTGCTTATCGAAAAAGCAACAGATGAATCGGGCAACAAGCTTTTTAGTCCCGGTGAAATCGACGTTCTGAAAAACGAAGTGCGAGACAAAGACCTTCAGAATCTCATGCTGACAGTGCTTACAGACGATCAAGAGCCAATCGACCCAAAATCCTGAGTGCGCAGCTTCGTAAGGACAACTGGCTCCTACTCCAATTTGGAGTCGCCAAAGAGCTGGGACTAACCCTTAGCGAAGTTCGCACCAAGATGACCGTCGAGGAGCTGATTGGCTGGAGCGCCTACTTCCAGATCCTGAACGAGGACCAGGAAAAGGCAATGGAAAAGGCCAAACGCCGCCGCTAACCCGGCGGCTTTTTACGTCGTAGACTGCTTTAAGCCCGGTGCAGTAAGTAGGTGGCCGATTATTCTGCAAAAATTCGGCTTGAGCTAGAGAACGAAGGAGTATTAAAGCGACTTCAGGGTCGTCTAGACGAAATTAACGAAACTATTGAAGCTATACAAAAATTAAACCTTAAAAGAGTATTACCACCTCAAGGCGGCAAATTCCAAAAAAACCCCAACAAGCAAGCTTTAGCTGATGCCGAGGAGCTTGCCAAGCAGCTAAAGCAGGGTATTGCCATAAGCAAGGAGTACGCAGAAGCAGATAAGAAAAGGTACGCGGAAGCTTTAACCGGACAATTAAAACTTAACAACGCTGTAGAACTGTATGAAAGAAGACTTAAAAACCTCCAGCGAGCTGGTGCCTTTGATGTAAAACAACGAGCTAAAAATATACAAGCTATTCAGGAGCAGTACGAGTTTGGCCTAGAACAAAAAGACTTAAAACTTATCCAACAAGCTGCTGTTGGATTGGGACGACTACTAGAGACACAACGTGAACTTAACCGTACAGCAAAAGGTAGCGCAGCTCTAAAACGAAGTGTAGCTGACTACAACAAACAAATAGAACAGCTCCGCTTACTTGGAGTCACAGAGGGCAAACTAAAAACAGCACTAGAAGCGCGTGACGAACTTAATGCGCGTATAAGCCGCAATGAGATCGACAGAGCGAAAATTATCGAAGATAAACTTAAGCGGCAGATACAACTACTTAAACAGCAAACTAAATTAGTTAAGGGCGTTGGCGCAACGAGCCCAATAAGCGGTCTTACTAGAGCGGGCACTGTAATACCAGGTAGTCCGGCTGCAGCACGAGTTGCGGCAGAAACCACTCGTCAGACAAAAGCACTTGAAGAATCTGAAAGTCAAGCTGCCAGAAATAGGCTGGCACAAGCAGCTAGAGAAAGGGCAGCTAGTTTACAAAAACAAGCAGAAGCTACTGCAATCGCAGCAAAAGCTACAGCAGAAGCTACAAGTAGAGTAAAAGCACTTGAAGAATCTGAAAGTCAAGCTGCCAGAACTAGACTGGCGCAAGCGGCTAAAGAAAAAGCAGCTAGTTTGCGAGAGCAAGCAGAAGCTACTACAATCGCAGCAAAAGCTGCAGCAGAAGCCACAAGTAGAGTAAAAGCACTTGAACAATCTGAAAGTGAGGCTGCCAGAACTCGACTAGCGCAAGCAGCTAAAGAAAAAACAGCCAGATTAAAAGAACAGGCTCAAGCAGCTGAAACAGCTCTTATTGCTGTAAGAAAATTAGAGAAAACAGAAAGCGAAGCAGCTAGAGTACGTCTAGCTTCTGCGGCTGAGCAGCGTAAGAGGCTCATCGGAGATCCTCAAGCTTATGCTTTCCCTATAGGCCCAAATGTAAGTAGCGGTAGAAGAATTAAGCCCTTTGGAGAGGTATCAGCGGATGTAGCGGAAAGGGCTCTTATTGAAAAAGAAAAAAGAATACTTTTTGAGCAAGAAAAAAGACAGCTAGCTGAGCTGGATAGATTGAGAGCCGCCAATATACAAAAAGAAGTACTGCGCTATACAGGTTTAGGTAAAGCTATTAAAGAAAGCCTTAGTTCTGCAGCTATAGGCGGAGCCTTTCCGTTACTTTTTGGTCAAAGCTCCCAAGCTGCTGTTGGCGGTGCCATCGGCGGATTGCTTGGAGGAGCCGGCGGCGGCTTCGCTGGTTCGTTAATCGGTACTGCTATTGGTGAACTGGCTGCTGCTAAAAGCGCCGTAAATGAATTAGGTAAAGAACTAGGTTTTAGTGAAGGGCAGATAGTTACGCTTTCAAAAGCCTTTAAACAGGCAGGTAGAGACGCAGACAACTTTGATAGCGCAATCCGTAACATTGAGGGTATAGGCCTTAGCACAGCTGAGACAGCCTCAGCCGTAAAACTTGCAAGCGAGCTTACAGAAGAGTACGGAGGAAAAATTGACAAAATAACACAAGCTCTAGCTAATGCTTTAGAGGGTGGAAAAGTAAGTATAAGTACACTTAATAGTTTTACTGCTCAAGGCATACCTATACAAGAAAAATTAGCTGAAAAATACGGAGTAAGTCGTGATAAACTTCTTCAGCTAACGAAAGACGGTAAAGTATCAGTACAGGATCTTGTAGACGAACTACTTGAAATTGGTAGAGCTGCGGAAAAGACAGTAAATAAAAGCGAAACAGCTTTTGATAAGTTTAAAACTTCTGTAGAGAACTTAAGTACGGCTATTGCAGATATAGCTACAGTGATTTTGCGCACGCTTGCACCAGCCTTAGATACTGTTTTAACTAAAATAACTGCCGGTATAAACGGACTCAACACACTACTACAAGCCGGCGCTGGTAGGCAGCTTGGCTTGGCGGGACTGTCCTTTACTTTTGGCGCAACTTCTCAAGGTGTAAATAACATTAAAGGTGCTCTTGAAGTTATTTCAGGTATAAACCCACAATCGGTAAAAGAAGTAAATACTTTACTTAGTAATCTTGATGACGCATCGAGAAACTTAAGACGCGTTCGTCCTTCAGATCCAAACGCGCAGGCTGCAGTGCAGTTACAAGGCAAAATTTTACAGCAAAGAGAGCGTCTACTTTCGATACAACGTGGTTTAGGCGGAAAAGCAGTTGAAGCAGGCATAGGCGCAATTACAGCGCCTGTTCAGTTACCTGCATCGGCAAAGAGCGGACCGAAACCACCAAAAGACAGAACGGCCCAACTGCTGGCAGACCTAAAGGCTACACAAGAAATAAGCAAGTTTGAGGACATGATCAGAGACGCTCAGTTTGAATACAACGAGCTTAAAGTTATTGATTTGCAGTACAAAAAACGTGCTGCAGATATTGAGCGAGACACAACAAAAGAGCTTTTAAACGCTAATTACGAAACAGAAAAAGCTGCTATCTTAAAGATTAAGGATGCCCGGCTTAGGGATGCCGAGTTAGTAAAACTTGATGCAGTCCGAAAACTTGAAAGAGACATAACGGCTGAGTATTATAGACGAGCAGGTCTAGACACCCGTTTTCTTATCCAAAGAGAAGGGGCTGGAGCTTTCGACACCAGCTTGGATCTAGACCCCAACAGCAAAGCAATAGAAAAATTAGACGAGTACAAAAAAGAGCTTAAAAAGCTTGTTGATCCTATTAACAATGCTGCTAACGGAGCTGAAGCGATAGGGACGGCATTTAACTCAGCTTTTACTGAGCTAATTACCGGAACTAAAAATGCCCAAGAAGTATTGGCAAACTTCTTCCGCGATGTCGGCAAATCGTTTGTCGATATGGCAGGAAAAATTATCAGTCAACTACTAATTATTTATGCGTACAAATCTTTGCTGGGTATTTTTGGTGGTAGAAGCACTGGTTTATTTACAGGCGAAGGTCCCGTTTCTGGTGCATCAGTCTTTGGCGCAGGCCAAGCCGGTTTCAATCCAGCAGCGTTTACTCCCGGACTTAAGTTTGCCGAAGGCGGGTTTGTCACCAGTCCTACCCGCGCACTTATTGGCGAGGGCGGCGAGTCGGAATATGTGATTCCGGCCAGCAAGATGAAGTCGGCGATGAATCGTTATGCGGCTGGAGCACGCGGCAACGCTGTTCTTTCCGGCGGCGACGAGACATCCGGCGGCGGCATGGCAACAATGGCACCAGCTGCCATCGATGTCCGCTACAACGTCGAACGAATCAACAACGTGGATTACGTCACCAACCAAGAGTTCCAAGCCGGCTTGCAGCAGGCTGCCACCCAAGGCGCTGAACGCGGCCAGCAGCTGGCGCTACGCCGCCTGCAGCAATCCGTCACCACCCGCCGGAGGCTTGGAATCTGATGGAAATCGCACTTGGCAACTACCTGCGTCTCCAAAACCAAAAAGGAACGTCCAGCTTCTACTTCCAAAACTTCTTCATTCAATCCACGACCACTTTCCAGGGCGACGAGTACACATTCGTGCCTTACGGCTTCAGCGGCGTAACCGTCAACCGCAGTGGCGACAACACCGAAGCCACCTTGGTCTTCCCAAACAACGAGTTGACCAGGGCCTGGGCATTGAATGCAGTGCAACAGCGCTGGCTCGCCCGCGTCTACGTGATGGCTCTAGATCCAGATGATCGAACCACTGGAACCTTGATGCACCAATACAACGGCGAGGTTGCAGCCGGCCAATGGGACGAGACCAGCCTGACGCTGAGCCTTAACACGATTCTGGACGCCGTTGGCTCGGACGTACCGTTGCGCCGGCTGACGCAATCACTGATCGGCAACATCCCAACCTCGGCCAATGTCCGATTGCGCTGATCTGGTTGGCCTGCGATACAGGCTTGGCGCGGACGGCAGCGACGGCGAAATCGACTGCATCCACCTCGTTTACACAGTGCTGGAACGTCTTGACATTGTGAGGCCAGAGTTCAACGAGGACTGGTACAACGCCT